AGGTTAAACCTAGCAATAAGATAGACAATAAGAGATTTTCCACTAGCTGTGGGTGATAAAAGTAAACAACGAGATTTTTTAATTGCATAAACAAATGCCTCCTTTTGATAATCTCTAACTTCGAATGGTATTTTTAAGGCCTTTATAAAACCATCAACGGCCTGTTCATCAACTGTTACATCTTTAACCTTTGTGCCATCTACAACTTGAATATTGTTGTCTTTACACCACTTATTAATATAAGGATATAAACCAGCATATATTGTTTTAGACGCATAGTTATATAGTCTAATCTTTCCGTCCCATACTCTGTTACGGTATTGTGGCATAAATTTAAAACCAGGCACCTCAAAAGTAAAGTATTCTCCTATATCTCTACGGATGCCATCTTCGGCGTCTATCGTTAAATAGACTTCATTTTTCTTTTCTAATACTATATATTTTGTTAAGACCATTAAAATACTGCCGATTGATATTCTTTAGAGTTACCAACCTTACCTTTTAACATTAAATTAAAGGCAAGACTTATTCTATTATTTGATGTTTTATTTACAGGTACATAGTGTTGTAACCACGAAGGAAATAAAATTAATCTATTTGTTTTAGCTTCAAACTTTAATGAGTTTGCATTATCAACAGATTTATTTTTTATAAAAGGTTGTATTATTGTGGCTTGTGGTCTAGGGTCGTTAAATACAATGCCTGAGGATTCATCTGCGTCCACATAAAAAACACCACTTATATAATTGTTTGAATGTGTATGTACCTTATGACTTTCACCAGGTTTTAAAACATTTGACCACATATCAGTTATTATTATTTCATCAAAATCATAACCTAATTTATCTAATATTAAATCTGT